TAATGATACTCCAAGTAATCTTTCTTCTTCTGTATTCTTTCGCCATTGTGACCGTAAATACTTGAAGTCTGTAAGTGTAGATTGAAGTGTTCCAAGAATAGTAGCCATCTCAACTTTTTCTAAAAGCGTTTCTTCAGTATCATCTGCTCTTGCAACAACTTCAGATAGGTTGCAGAATTGATTAGGTCTTAATATAATTTCTGAACATGGGTTAGTACCAAAATCTAAATAAGTTGATTGCTCTCTACGTGGATGCATTATATATTGATTATCATCGTCTGCTATTTTAAATTTACCATCGTGTAATTTACGTCTACCATTTTTAGCAGCTTGTTTAACAGCAGCTAGTCTATTGAAGATACCTCGTTCTCCTGATTTACTTTCTACTAAAGCTAACCATTCACGCATAAATGTTTCCATTTCGGGTTTAAACTTGTAAGCTACACTATTATTAGATAAGGCTCTATGTCCATGTGTATCCCACCAATTGCCCGATTTAGCATGACGCATTTGGTCATCACCTAAATTAGATAGACTAATAAGTGCTGATCGTCTAACACCACCTACTACAACTACTTCACCTATTTTGCACATAATATCGTGACATTCAATAGGATATAATCTTCTACCTGCAGCATTTTTAAATATGTTTATACAAAATCTATATAAATCTACAAGAGGTTCAGGACCTGATGCTCTACCACCAAATGTCTTTAGTCTTGCACCTGCTGGTCTAACATCTTCTGTGTCTAACACAGGAACTTGTCCAACATATAACATGGCTATTAATTCACGTAATGCTTTTGCCCAACCTGAACGAGAGTCACCTACTTTAATAACTGTAGTGCTATCTTCAAAATGTTCATTAACCATAGGAAGTTTATCTACATTTTCTCTTTCAACAGAAAAGCCTACACCTGTACCACACATAAGTATATACATAGTTTCATCAAATGCACGAGGACTATCAACAGGTATATATGAACAATTATATCCTGCAACATGGCATCTATCAAGTGCTTTACCTGCTGTCATTAATGCTCTCATACTTGGCATAACGTCTAAATTAACAATACTTTTAAATATTTTTTCTTGTAGTTTTAAAGATAAATCTAATTTATGTGCTTTAGAAGCATGAGATACTATATATTTTACATATCTATCTACAGTTTCTTCCCATTCTTCTCTTCTATTTTCTTCGGGTATCCAACGTGCATAACGAGATAGTGCTATAAAATTTTGATAGTCTGTTGGTAATTTATTTATATTTTTATTCATTTATGTCTCCTGTATTATTTTAATTTTTTTTATTTCTACTCCATATACATCATGTATTAAGTCTTGCATGGTATCTTCAAATTCTTCTGCTATGTTTCCGTCAGAAGGCAGAGGATATTCCTCTGTGTCTACTTCTAATACTAACATCATTCTAATCTTTACCATCTTTAATCTCTATTAATTTAGTCAAATACCACTGTGCTTTTTTCAAATCCTCTACACCGTTTTTGTATCTGTATCTCCAAAGATATTTAACTATATTACCTTGTAGATAGTATTCAAAACCTTCATTTGTAGCCGCTTCAATGGCATCAATGCATTCTATACCTTTTTGATTATAGTGGGGTGGATGATTAACCATATCATTTTTTGATGCATTTGTTTTAACATCTTTACTAAAAATCCCATCTTTTTCAAATTCTATTATTTCTTTTATTGTAGCCATTATGCCCTCCCTTTTGTTTTTGAAAACCAATCTAATTTTATAACATTATCATTTCTATCTGAAATGACTAATTTATCTTTTGGTGGTTTATTTGCTTCAAATATTTTAACAAACTCATCTAGTTTTTCTACTATTTCTGAATCTTCTTCCATTAAAGGAATAACACTACATAACATTTTGCATAAATGAAATAAATGATTATAGTCTGTGTTATCTAGTGGATTCTTTTCAGATGAAGTAATATCTACAGCTACTTGACCTGTCCATTTACTTTTGACATCAGTAATAGGTGTAATTGAAATTACAAAATCTTCTTTATTAAAAACTCTGCTATATGATTTATCTTTATCCATAATTAACTCCTTCTTATTTTTACTTTTTTAAATTTAATAAATTTTTCATGTTTATTTTTTCCCTTTTCTTTTAACCAATCTTCGGGTATGATTCTATCATAACATTTAAAGTCATACTTAAAACACCATTCAGCATAGGTAGACTTTGCACCTTTTCGTAATTTTCTATTACTATTTGTAAACACAAATCTAATATCTAAATTAGAATGTTGTTTTTGTATACATAGGTGCTTTCTTCTATCTGCTGCTGTAAATATACCTTTTGTTTCGATTATAATACCATTAGGTAAAATAAAGTCGGGGGTATAGGTGCGATAAGCTAAATCTTCCCATTCTATTTTTACTTTCTCATATAAAAATTCTATTTTATTATCTTTTAAAAAAGTGGCGATTTTATCCTCTAACCCACTCCTATACCCATTGATGTGTGCTACCCTTCTGGCACTATATGCAGACATTTTTAAAAGTTATACCAACGTATACCAGAACCAAAGGGTAAACCATCAGTATAACCTAATGCTTTCATTTCATCACGCACTAGCTTCTCAGCTTCCTTGCGTTGTTCCATAGCATTACGTAATCCTTCCGTTCTACGTTCCCTGTATTCTTTTTTCATTTCATACAGTTCCTTTTCTTTTTCTTTTATTATCTCTGCCATTTCGTCTATATTGGGTTTTGTCATAATACTACTCCTTTCCTAATGATATATATTGAACCATCTTGGGTTCTTTAGCAGATGACTTTTGTGCAGGTAATACCTGTAATGTTTTCCAACACTCCTGCCTAAAGTCACAAAAAGTACAATTTTTATTTAAAACCATGTTACCTGTGGGTTTACCTCTAAAGTATTCAGGTTCAGGTTCAAAACATCGTACTAACTCTTTACTCTCTACAGCTTTTATGGTTTCTTCCATTTTAGAAATTTCTTTATCAACTTCTATTCCTGTAGCAGGTACATATTTAAAATCTCCATTGGTTTTATTTACAACCCACCAACCACCCACTTTAGTGTCAGTAGCTTTAGCATAACCTGCCAATTGTCCTATATAACCAAATCCATCACCATCTTTTAGTGTGTCAAAAGATTCAAACTTATATCTATAAGACCAATTAGATGCCGATTTAATGTCATCAACTTTATCATCTAATATGAGGTCATATGTACCTGTAACCGTCTTGTCTTTTAATTCTAATTTAACTTGTTCTGAATTTTTAAAGTCAACACTAGCTTCTTTAAGAAGACCCTTGAATACAGCTTCTACAATGTCTCCAAGCATCATATTCATTACAAATGTAGTAGGTTTTGGTAATGCCTTATTGGGTAAGTTTTTTTCAAACCACAATTGGCATGAGGGTCTACCAATACTTGACATTCGCAATGAATATTGTCTTTTTTGTTTACTATTGAATTGACGGTGCAAAGCATCTTTAATATCATTTGCTATTTGTTCAATGGTGTTTTCCCCCATAGAAACTTTACCTTGAACAGCATTTGTAAGATACTTATGCACAGCCAACTCTGCCCGATGTTGCATTAGGTTACTTCCCCATCTGATTCAATATCAATAAAATCATCAACAACATCTTTGTCTACCTGCTTCATATTATTTCTAGTTTTATATTCCCATTCTTTTATGACTGAATCATTACAAACTTGTATAAAATCTAAAAATAAAGAAAAAGACTTTTGATCTTCCTCACTTATATCAATTGTTTTTGATACATTTAAATCTGCAACAGGTAAAAAGTATACAACTGAACCACTACCACTCTCACCTTGCTTTGATGAAAATTTAATATGATGTTGAGGTAACAATTGTTTCATTTCAGATAACTTGGCAAATGGTACACCTGTTATTTTAAAAGCTTCTCTATTGTCTACTTCCCAAATAAAAGGCACTTCCTCTTGCTTTATCTTTGTTCCTTGTTCGTTAGTTGGACTATCTAATTTTACTAATCCTAATATTACACGAACTCGTTTTATTTCTTTAATTAATTTTTGAGTTGATTCAGGCAAACTCTTAAAGTCTTGTACAAAACCAGCAGGTTTACCACAATTAAATCCACCCATATTATCCTTCAAATCTATATTAAGATTATCAGACATAACAGTTTTACAGAAGTCTCCTTTCTTTTCTCCTGCTTTAGCATTTACATTTTTGATAAATCTTTTATACATAAATCTTTGAATAAAAGGTCTTATCGTTACTGTTTTACTATAAACGTATTCGCCATCAGGAAGTTCTAATCTATAAGAACCTGCCTTTATAACTTCTACATTTACAGTTTCACCTTCAACAATTTTTTCGCCCATAATTCCTGAATGAATCATTCTCAATCGTGGAAGATTATTTCTTTTTTCCTTTGGTTGTTCTGCTACCATGCCCATTGCTTGTGCCATAGCAGCATAATTATTTGTGTCTATTAAACTTACTTCTTTACTCATGTATTACTCTCCTTTCTTAATGGTTTTTCAGTTATATCACATTATTTCTTTAGTGTCAAGCCAATTATTACCTATTTTTGCTTCTAATAATAATGGAACATTGATTTTTATGTTAAATTGCTCATTAATAATGTCTGTCATACTATCATTTACCTTATGTATAACATTAATAATCTTTTCTACTTCATTTGGATGTACATCAATCACAATTGAGTCATGTACAGTATTAACGATACAGGATAGATAACCTTCTAACCTCTTTTCTATTTCCATAAGAATGACAGGAACAATATCGGCTGTAGCAAAACTCTGTACAGGGAAATTCTTTATCTGTGTAAAATGACTTACCTTTCCATTACCTAATCTTCTTACATTTGGAAAGGAAAATTCTCTACCTGATGGTGTTTTAATTTTACCTGTTGTTACAGCTTCTTTAGCCAATCTGGTATGCCATAATGAGATTCCTTTGTACTTATCTGTGAATTGTTGATAATAGGTGGCTTCTGCTTGTGTTCTACCGAACCCTGTTGCCCCATAGAGTGGTGCAAAGGTATGTGCTTTCGCTTCTTGCCTACTAATATTTTGACCACCTTCAGTAATAACTTTGGCAGTATAGCTATGTACGTCAAATCCATTTTCAATCTCCTTCATTGCTGTTTTATCCTGTGATAAATATGCCGCAGCCCTAAACTCTAATTGTGCAAAGTCTGCTTCTAATATCTTGCCATCTACCCATCGTGATACAAATACTTTCTTTACAGGAAATGTACCACCTCTTGGCATATTCTGCATGTTAGGGTCTGCTCCACTAAATCTACCTGTAGCAGTTCTATGTTGCAATAATCTAACATGTAGTTTTCCATCAGCTTTTGTGTGTGTTTCTATCCCCTCTACAAATGAAGATAAATATGTATCTAGTGCAGATAACCTCTGTAGATTTGATAGAAACTCAACTGCTTCTGTCATATCTTTACTCTTGGCAATGCCTTGTAATAAACTTAAATTAACCTTACTAACCTTAAACCCATGAGCACTTACCCATTTAGCAGAAGGTGCATTAAATTTAAGACCTGCTACTTTATCTGTTGATATAAAGTTATATCCAAGACTATTACAATCATGGCATTTACTATTTTTGGCATACGGCAACCCATTCTTTTTTGTCTTGCGTATTTCCCCTCTACCATTACATATGTTGCATCTAACAGCCTTTGTTTTAAATAATATAGATGATTTTTCTTTAACAGTTTTATTAAAATCTGTCTTACTCATATAAGGAGTAAAACTATTTGCCCATAATTCTTTTTGAATAGGTTTTCTACTATAAACAACCCATGACATCTGCTCTGGACTATTAAGATTTATTGGTGTGTCTCCCATGAGTTCCTTAACATACCTAGAAAGCTTCTTCGATACTTCATTCTTTTCTCGTACAAACTGTTGCTTAACTTCCTGTAAAGAATCCATGTTAACATTAAAACCCCGCCTATATATATTAGCCAAAGTAAGGGCAACTTTGTTGGTAAGTAGCACAGTATTATTAAGACCAATGCTATCCTCTTCTTGTAGTTTTTTATAAATTTCATTACTTAACTCCTGTGTTGCATGTATGTCGGCAGATAAATACTTGGACAATTCTTGGTGAGGTACTTCAGACATAAGTGTACCATTCTTAAAGTATTCTTTCATTGAATTTTGTTTCTTGGTTTCTAGGTTGTATCTCTCAGCACATGCTTCAAGAGTTAATGGTTGTTTTTGTCCACGTTGCAATATGTATTCACCCAACATGGTATCAAATATGTCACCATCATATTTAAAACCTGTCTCCCATAGCCACATTAAATCGTGTACAATGTTATGTCCAATTAAAACTGTTGCTTTATCTAGTAACTCCTGTATCTTATGGCAATCTTTGTCATCCATTCTAAATAGATGTTCCTCGCCTGTCTCTGTGAGTATGCCTACCATCACTAATTTGTTATCAGGCTCAAAGGGGTCCATGTGTATTTTACCACCTCGTTTTACAACATCATTTTCTACATCAATTGTTAGTTTCATTTTTTGTCTCCTAATATGTAAGTGTTTACAAAATGATCTACATCTTCCTTGTGTAAATACCATTTATTTTTATTTTTAATTCTCCATTTATTATTAATTAAACTTACTACAAATTTATCATTTATAAGAACCAATCCCGAATTATATTCCTGTATATCTAAAGACTCATGCTTTCTTAAAGCTATTAATTTTTTAATCCTTTCAACACTTTTCTCTGCTGATCTACCATACATATCTTTATGATAGTTTCTCTTTTCAGATATTCGTTTTTCTTCTTCTGCAGCTTCTAATTCTTTATATAATAAGTCAAGTAGGGTCATACAAATCTCCAAGAAATTTCTTTTACTAGTTTAATAGCATTATCTAAGGGCATCTTAAACCATTCTCCATGTCGTTTCTCTGCAATTTTTTCTGCTTGTCTATGTATTAGCTTTTCTGCTAGTCTTCTGTCTTTAACATTTGTATATGATTCTAAAACATAATCTCTATATGGGCTAGAAGTTTGATAAGTAATACATCTATCTTTTGCATCAACTGTCATTCCTATTTTTACCCATCCTTTCCAAGCAGGATTTGTTATAGCATATATAGAGCCTTCTTTACTATTTTTATAATTTTCTAAAGAGGAAAATGCCGCATCAGTAAATGATTTATATCTTCCTGCTTTGTGTAATGGGTGATCTGTTTTAATATACTTTCCATTAACCCACATTCTATTTGTGTTTTTATTTTTATGAGTAGAAACTCTTTGTCTGTAGCCACTTGGACTATAATACCATAAGTCTCCATCTTCCTGTATTGGTTCTCTTTTTGTATACTCGTTTAAATTTGTCATGCTTCATACCTCGCTGTTTCATAGTTAAATTCTGAATGGACAATACCATGCCATCCTGTTAGTTTATTTTTGACAATATTAATATGTCTAAGATTGTCTGCTTCATCTTGTCCTTCTACAGGTGGGTTCTTGGCAATAAGAAGCATTAAATCTGCTTCTGCAGCCTTACCTGTACGACTTCCTTCCATCATACTTTGATTAAGTACGACTTTATTTTCTGCTTCAGCAGATAGCTGTGACATATAAAATACTGCACAGTTATAAAGTTTAGCTATCTGTCTAGCATGTATTGCGTTTGCCTTTAATGCTTCATCTGCTCTAGAAAATCCTGCACTTCTTGCAAACTTATCCCCCATGTCTAATACAATGACATCAGGTTTATACGATTTACAAACACTTTCAACCCAAGCCATATCTCTACCCGTAGAATCATACATCATAATATTTGGTTTTACTCTAGCATATAAATCTCTAGCTTTGGTTGGTTCTTGTTTGATTTCATTTAAGTTCATTCCTGTTGCTGAGCATAAGTATCTAGCACCAACCCTATGACTCCCTTCTTCATTACATAAGATAATACATTTAGCACCTTGCGATGCAAAACCATTAGGCGATGCAATTAAACTTGCATGAAAAGATGTTTTACCTGTATTAGGTCTAGCACCTACTTCAATCAAATGTCCTGCATTAATACCCTGTATTCTTCTAGATAAACTTGGAATATTAAATACATATTTAGCTTCTAAATCATTTTTAGCTAACAACGTATCCATATCTAAATCTTCCCATTCAATATTTAAATTGGGAATGAAATCATCATTATAATGCTCTAGGATATTTCTCAAAGGTTCTAGTGACGATATAGTACCATTGACATAATCAAATCCCAAGTTGGCTATATCCTCTCCCACTACCTGCTGAAATAACTTTGACAACACTTCTTGTGCTATATCATTACCCATAGCATCTTCATTTTTAATTTTACTGAACAAACCTCTGTAAACAGTTTTCTGTGCAGTAGTTAAAGAAGGGTTATTTGAGAAAAACAAGGCTTCAACTTCATCAGGTGTAACTGACCTACTATACTTGTCTAATGCTTCATCAACTACCTTCTTTATTGTTCTAACATCTTTACTGAAAATCCTATCAGGACATTTAGCACCACGATGATCATCGTAGAACTCCTTGTCCATAAGACTTCTTAATAGTCCTAATTCCATACTAACTCCTTTAAATTGTTAATGTCAATTTCTTTTTCATATTTTAAATCATCTGTTATACGCAGTACCTTACTGGTATGAACCCAACTTTGCAACTCCTTTCTTATCTGCAATGTTTTCTGTAATGCATCAGGGTCAAGTGCAACCACAACTGTATCAAAGTTGTGATATAAAAATCTCTTATGTTCTTCTAATAGACTTGTACCTAATAATGCTACCCCTGTAATACCATGCTTGACTACAGTACAAGCACTATAACAATCTTCAACTAGCACACAGCTATTATCACCAC